GGAACGGCCATTTGATATTTTCCTTTCTATTATATTGCTTTGTGTTTAATCATCTCTTCGAAGACAGATTTTGCATCGTTGATGTTTCCTGTCTTCTTGAGCTTGTCCATTTGAGATTTAAACCTACGATTACCTTCAGGTTGTGCGTCAACAGTTTTGTTTGTCGTGCTAATAATTTTAGGTTTCTTAGAAACTTTCTTGGATTGTAAGTTTGCTTTTTTTAGTTTGTCATAGCGATACGCATTGTAGAGCATTAGCACTGCTCGATGATCGACCAGCATTGAAATCTCTTCTGGGCTGTATCCCTGTTCTTTAGCGTAATTCACAAGATCTTTTCTAAGGTTTTGACCTTTTTCTTTATCAGCATACAAAGGAAGTTTTTCAGATAAGATCTGTCTTTCTTTTTCCAAATACTGGTTATATGTCTTTTCTTGCTCTTGCTGTTTTTCAGCCTGGATACGTTGTTGTTCTTGATGAGCAACTTGTAGAGCTTCTCTACGTTTATCCTGTTCAGCTTTTAATCGGACATATTCAGCTGGGTTTTCTTGATAGAGTCTATCGAGATCTACCTGGTTATCTGCCTGTTGTAAATGTTGAGTTAATACCTGGAGTTGTTGTTGGTAATAATCTCTTTGTTGCTTAGCCACATCGTACTCTTTGGACAAACTAGCTTTTAGTGAGTCAATTTCTTTTCTCTCTTCAGCTAATTTTTGTGTCTTCTGAGTATAATCCTTCTGTCGGAGTCGTTCCTTTTTGATTTCTTCTAAGGTTAGTTTTTCGCCATCTAAGTCGATTAACTCCTCGTTACTTTCACTAGGTTCTTCTTCGTCTAGTAGGTTGATAAGCTCTGCATCTTCTCCGAGGTCTTCGTTATTCTTTGTAGAGTCGTTTTCCTCTGGGTTGGACACTTCACTCTCGACTTCATGAGTCCTTGTGGCTTTAGGTTCACTTGATTTTTCTTGTAAACCTAAAAGGGTTTTCATGTCATCGACTGCATCATGTTCGCTTTTGTATATTTTCTGTTCAACTGGTTTCTGTTCTACAGAATTATCAGTTGCAGAGTCCATTGCTGGTTGTTCTGCCATTGTCTCTCCTTAATTTATTGAGATTGTTTTTCTTGGGTTGCTAACTTGCCAGTCTCTAAGACAGACTGGAGTTGCATCAAAACAACTTCTAACATTCTTCTCATGCGAAAAATGTTTTCCCTTTGTTCTGAACTGGTTTCATCTGAGTTTAACCATTGGTTCATTAACTCAGTACGAATTTTGTTGACAGACTCGATAAAAATCTCGTCTTCTAAAATTTGTTTAGCTCTATGGCCTCGTTGAATTTCTTTTTCTTTATCTACCACCTATAAATCCTGTTCCTTTAAATTTATCTGTATTGTATGTTTTTGTGGGTGTTGCAAATTTTTGTGTTTTTGCAGTAAACATTGCATTTGATCTTCCACCAGAAGAGTCACCACGATTATTACCAGTATAAGAAACTATATTACCACCACCATATTGTGATTGGTTGGGTGTTTGTTTAACTGCTAATCCGGCATAAACGTCACCCATGTCATCAGATTTATCACCTCTCGTTGTGACATCAGCCATTGCTTGGGCTTCTTCAGCAGTTTTACCTAAAACATTCTGGGCAAAATCAAGCATATTGTCTTTAGCCATCTGATTTTCAAATGCCTGGTTGTTTTGAACTAAATTTAAATTACCACCTTTAGCAAAAGTAAGAGTTCCATCACTTGCACGATCTAAGACACCAGCATTAACTAATCGATTAGTGTCCAGGTATGTCATCAGTTGGCCCATGGGAGTAAATCTTCTGAAAAGTCCACCGAGACCATCACCATAAGGATCAATAGGCCCTGAACCAAAGTATGCACTGCCTAATCCCATATTCATAAACGCATTTTGCTCTGGGCTATAAACACTGCCTACACCTCGGTAAGGTAACTCAGGTGTTTGATTGTCATCATTATCATTATCATTATTGTTTTCAACAATATCGACACATTGACCTAAGACCGGATCATACGTTTGACCAATCGGACACGCATACGGATCTTCGGGGGTGCTTTCTGTGACTGTGGGTTCAAAGACTGAATTAGGATAGGTTGCAGTCGGATCAAGTTCACCAGCGAGTTCTTGTTGGGTTCTTAAATCAAAATAAGGATTACGATACATACCAGCAGAGTTAGTGTTGTATGTCGGTTCATTATTTATTCTACTTTGGATAACATCTTGGTATGTTTTGGTTTTAAAAAAGGGTTGAAACATTATTTACCTCTTAATATATCCTTTGCTAATTTTTCGTTTTCTAATTGTTCTCTATTTTGTTCATTCACAATTTGTGATGCTAATTTTTCTTTTTGATAATTTTCTAAATTCTGATCTCTAATAACTTCTGTTGCCAGGCGTTGTTGATCTAAGTCTAATCTTTCTCTTTTGAGTTGATCGTCTTGTCTCATTTTTGTTGCTTTTAGTTGAGCGTCTGTTTGTTGCTTTTGGGCCTTTAACTGTAACTCAGCTCTTTCTTTGGCTTGTTTCATCATTAGCTCTTGTTGAGCTAGAGCCATGGCTGGATCAGGTTTTTTTGGCATCGGTTGTTTCGGAGGTTGTGTTGCCGGGTTATTAAAGAACTGGTTCGCATCTTTGTATCCAGCATTCTCCAGGTATCGTTCAATCGTATTGTAGATTTTTTGTGTATCTACGAGACCCATACCACCACGAGAAATTAATTTTTCTTGGACATTTAAAATTCTCGTTAAAACATCTAGGCGTTGATCTTGTGATCCTGTACCCAGTCCTACAACAACAGTGGCATTGTATCGATCTACCCATTCTCTAGGATTAATCGGTACAAACTTTCCTCTTAGCTTTATAATTCTTTCGTGATCCTGGTGAGTACAAATCAAAGTTAATAATCCCTGGAATAATTTTTTGACACCATCAGCAAAGTTACGAGCTATCATCTCAATTCGTTGTGTAGAGGCGTTCATCATTAAGTTTGAACTAACAGCTGTGGTATGAGATTTATTGATTTGATCGGCATCTAATCCCATTTGAACTTTTGAGACACCTGATCTAGCTTCTCTGATTTCATCAATCTTGCCTATCATGGCGAGGCCTTCATTAATGAAGTTAGGGGTTGCTAGGGGTTTCACAGCATCCGGTGATTTCACTCGAACAATACCACCAGGGCGAGATACTAACAGATCATCAATATTCGCCATGGAGTCCTGAACTACTAATCGAGAGTTGTTCTGGAGGTAGGCGTTGTTTAAGATTTGTCTCAGTAAGGTAGTTTTGATTTCCTGGATATCACCAATTAAGTCGTACATGGATAATCCAAAGAAACGATGAGGCATCGGAGTTGCGACAGCCATCGCATAAGGAATTTGTTCAATCTCTTCGTTTTCTAAGAGTTGATAATTATTATAGCCATTACCACCCACTGTCACTTTTCTGAGTTCAGCAATTCCGTCACCATCAAAATCACATTTTAAATAACACTCCGTCACTAAGACTGTTGTCATCGAAGGATCAATATTTTGATAATTAAAATCAGCAGTGTGGTCTTCGTAAGATTTACGAGTTACAGCTTCATCATTATAAACTTCTTCATCACTCGGTGGGAGGTCTTCTACGATCTTACGATCAAAACCCATATCCACTAATTCTGATCTCGTTTTATAAACTCGTTGAGCAATAAAATTACAATCATCTAAAGAAGTAGCATATCGAGAGACCATCATATTTTCGGGTGGTACATTCTCAATGCAAACACGACCAATATCTTTGACTCGTTTGACTTCCACATCATACAAAGTCATTCCTTGGTCATTTTGTTCTTCTTCTAAAGAGATAACTTCAATATCCTCATCCAGGAGTAATTTTTGATATTCTTCTTCAGTGAGTTGAGAGTAACTTTCTTTTTTCTGTTCTTGAGAAGTCTTCCAATAGAATTTAACAAAACCATTTTTAGAGATCAGGGCATCTTTAAACATCGTATGCAATAACTGATAACCATTATTGTCTTTTGAAAAAATATGATTGATATAATCAGTTGCCTGGTCAGCAAATTCGACATCTTCAGGTTGTTGAGCTTCAAATCGAACAATACTTTCACCCTGGGTAAAAATTCTCATCATGGAAGGCATAATGGTTTCAATCGTCTCTAATAAATCTTGAGAGACTACTTGTGATTGACCTTCGACTTCATTTCCTAGAGGTTCTCCTAGGTAAAATTTTAAACCTTGTCTTCGATGTTCCGATAAATCACCACCATAAAATCCTAATGAGTTAGTGATCTCTTGTGAAACCAGAGATAATAATTTGTCTTTGTTTAATTTTGCCATGTTATACGATTGCTAATTGAGGGTAATTAATTTTAGAACTCCAATGTTTACTTTCATTCAACCCTACGCACATATATCGAAATGCGTCTGCACTGTGCGAAGTCCAGTTGTGTTCTGGTCTATTCTTACTTTCTCCTTTTTCATTGGTTGCCCATCGATATTGTCGAAGAGCATCTAAACCTTGTTTTGTTTTTTCATAATCAAACCAGCATCGACCTAATGTCATTCGTACCTGGTTAATTCCGTCTTGAACGGATAATTTGGGAACAATCGAGACTGGCATTCCTAAAGATTGAGCAACCTCAAATCTTGATTTACCCGTACCGAGTTCTCTTACTTTGGCATCATGAGGGAAATAATGCGTATCATAGAGATAACCTTTATCTTGTAAGACTGTAGCGTAATACTCCAGGCTTTCACCGGAGTCTTCGAAGTAATCTATTAAATGGATAGCAGTTCCGACTTGTTGAACAAACCATATGGCTGTTTTGTCTTGCATTCCCAGATCCCAAAAGGTGGAAACTTTATAAGCTGAGTCATAAGGTATTTTAGTAACTCGACCTTCATCATCGCATTTACTCAAGGATGCTGAGTAGATACTTCCAATGGCCTGAGCTTCGAAGGAGCATTCATATTCAGCCTCATACACCTCTGGAGGCATAATTCTTTTGGCTTCTTTAAGCTCTTCATCATCAATAATGCCTGTTTCCGAGGCCTTAAAGATCTTACCGAACCAGCTTTCTTCTTGTTGAGAGAGCTGATACATCTCGAATAAGGGAGAGGAAAATCCATTCGGGGTTCCCTGAAAGATAACTTTTCCAGCACGATCACTAGTAGCTGGTCGAATGATCTCAGCAAACATATTCGGAGGAAAATTTTGATATTCATCCAGAATAATCTGGTCAATATAAATACCTCTGATGTTTTCGGGTCTTTCGCAAGATAGTAATTGTATCCTCGCTCCGTTAGGAAAATCGGCTCTCAGTTCTGTTTCGTGATATTCAATATCAGGAATAACCGATGTATAGTGTTTTAAAAAATCCCAGGCTATTCTTTTGGCTGATGCAAACGTAGGAGCCATATAAAAACACCTAGGTCGTGGTAAATCTAATGTTAAGGCAGTCTTAATCAGTTCATTAACAGCTAGAACTGTCTTTCCAAATCTTCGGTGACAGACTAAAACATTAAATCTTTTTAAATTACTATGGATTTCTTTTTGTAATTTTCTGGGTGTATAGGGTATCTGTATTTTTTTCATTTTTATTCATTGTTGACCCTATATCTCCGGAGGAGATCGTTTTTTTATTCTTTATCTTGGTTTAAATAGTCTTCCATTCGGCCCACAGTGTTACCTTTAACAACACCTCTGCCGTAAGAGTCATCTAAAACTGTTCGCTCTGGTAGATCGGAAAGAGCTAGTTTAAAAAAGTCTAGGCTGACCTTCTTGGA